AGATGATTATGGTAATGAGAAGGGAATCGCAGTTGGTTCTATCTTTGGTGTTAATAAGTCCGTCTTTAATTCTAAAGACTATGGTCTTATAACAATTCAGAGTTATGGACTTGCTCATTCTTAATCAGTAAATTGGGGGATTTTGTATATAACATTATGGTGGAGCTATAGGACTTTCAACGTAAAGGAGTTCTGCTCCATCATAATTAACAAAAGGGATCGTAACCCTGATTTAAGGAGATTTAATAATGGCTGCTTTAACAGTAAAATTTACAAGTGTAAATGCGGTAAAAGATTTAACAGATACAGATACTAATCCCGATGCTGCTCCGACAGCAACTCCCCGACAAGGTGGGTTTGTTTTGAGGAATAGAATTAATTTTGATAATATAGCTGCTGCTGATAAGAGCATGTGGATTATAGATGATGTGACACTTAATGATGATGCTGTAAATATGTTTAGGGTTCTTGAAGTTCCTGAACGTACTTATGTATCGAAGGTAAAAATTTTCGGTGTCAAAGATGAAACACCTCCACAACTACGTTTTGCGGGAGCTAAAGGTTCTAGTAACTCTAGTTTAACAGCTAGTGATATGGATGCTGCTGCTCTTTGTTTTGGTGCATACAGGAATAAGAAACCTACTAGTGATGCTTCTTATGCTGCTGCATCTCATTTGGTTATGATAACAACAGTAAACGGTGAGGCTCATGATGGTGCGGGCGCTGTTGCTGGATCTGTATTTGGTCAAATGATGCTTAATACTGTAGCATCTGATGCTAACTGGAGTTCTAATGCAAACATTCAACTCGTGGATGCATTTACAAAAATTGATTCCAGTATTGGTTCACCGGCAGAGCCTATGAATACGGCTAAGAAAGTTAACCAACCAGCATCTACAGATGCGGAAGATCCGATTGGTGAGTACTTTCCTTATGGTGGGTATGTAACTACATTTCTAGGGCCGTGGAATACTAATTTGAGTTCTAGTGTTGCGTCTGGTAAATCTGCTGCTTTCTTCTCATCTCCATCTGTGGCAACTCTGTCACTGCATGGTACGTGGGAAATTCAGGCTGATTGTCAGTATGTACCTGAGTAAATATTAATTTAAGGGGAGAAGGAGTGTTCCTTGATTGGAAGCCTTCTCCTCCAACAAATAGGGGGAATTGTAAATGGTATTAGAATTTGCAAAACATGAATATATTGATGTAGATGATATTAAAGCATTGAGATGGATGGAAGAGCAAAAAGCTGGAGTTGTAGTTTTAACTGGAGAGAAAGTAGTTGTGCGTGAAAGAGATCGGTTTGATGTAATTGAACGTGCATATATTTATCAGAATAAAAGTTATATGTTTGATGATAAACTCAAAAAAATTAGATGGGTAAAGGGGGAAAAGTAAAATGGCTTTTAGACAATCAGATGCAATGATTTATAAAACAATGAATTATGATGGTGTGTTAAAGGATATGGTAACAGATGATGTTACTAGAGTATTATCTCCTTTAATGGGCAAAGGGTATTATTGGTGTCCTGAAACACAAACTTTGAAAACTGCTGGGCCAAAAACTATTGGATTAGAAACTCCTTGGTGTCATGCAAGAGGGACTCACACCAAGAACTGCTTGTTCGACCACCATCTAGCTTTTAATCTTTATGGAATAATTCCACCTCGTTGTTTAGAATGCTGGAAGGTTGTAGCCACCCCAAATAATTTTGCACAGTTAATGCAATTAGAAAGGATACAACAACAATTACCGTATCCGTGTAAGTGTGGCATTGAGTTAAGAGATTACACTTCTAAACATTATGGATCATATTTTTATAATGATAGTTTTGATGAGGGAAGAGAAAAATATGATATAGTTAGAAAACTTTGTGATGAAGAACTTGAAGGTGGGAAAGATATGGCTGTTATACTCAAACGTGGGTGTACTGAGTTTGAAATGGTCAAAGGCCCGTCTCCATTTTGGCATATGACAAAGGAAGATGAGCGAGTATATGAAATACTAACTGCCTATGTTTATAATGACAGAAATAATTCTATGCAACCTGAGTTAGCAAAAAAGCATGTTAGAGTTGTTTGGGCTTTATGGGCGCACGCTAATGGAGATATGACGTACCTACCTTGGAATAATAATAAACCTCTATTTCCTGATTATGTAAAATACCATGAGGGAGATCCTGATGGAATAAAAGCTGATTTAGTAATGGCTGTTGCACAAGCAAGAGGAAAAGTATCACCAGAACAAACACTAAAGTTTCTAAATATTGCTCAAGATTTTGCCAATGAAGAAAAAATTCCGCTAAAAAATTTGAGACACACTTTAGGAGTAAAAGAATTTGATGCTTTAAATTTACAAACGATTCCAGAATTTCCTAAGTATGATGATGCCGTTATTGGTGAACATGATGAACTCACTTAGCAAAGAACGAGTATCAGAATTATGTGAAGAGTGTGATGCATGGTGTTGTAAATGGGTATTAGATAAAATTGAAAAGCAGGAAGAGGGAACACCAAGATATTATGAAATTTTAAAATATCAAAAGACACGAGCACATAGATGGTTTGAAGATGGTAAATGGATACGGTTTGTTCATTATTGTCCTTGTAAAGAGTTAGATTTAGAAACAAACAAATGTAAAATTTATAAAGACAGACCTGATACATGTAGGAAATTTCCTGCACCTGTACATTATAACTCAGCGTGGAGATTAACATGTAAAGTTGTGCAAGAAATAAATAAATTAAATAACTTGCGTTTAAATACGTTCATACGAAAGGACACAGATTATGAGAAAAGGAATATTTAGAAATATATGGTTGGCTTATGATACTAATTATAAAGTTGATCTAACAGCCAAACTAAAAGCACTGTATGACGGTACAACTATAACAGATTTATTACCGTCTTTTACTACACCAACAGATTCAGTAGTAACAACCGCAGAACTAGATCAATTAGATTCTAGTGCTAATGGTGCATTGATGACTCTAGGTACAGGTATTTCTGCTATTACTACAGCAGTTACATATTACTCTGTTCTTAAAGTTGGTGGTGTTATTACTACTCAAATATTAATAGACCTTACTGGATTACACGGTGGTGGTGCTAATGATGATATTATAGGTAAGGATGCTGCTACTGTTAATTGTAATATTGGGCAAATAACTACAGCAATAAATGGAACAGTATGGGGTGGAAGAATAGAGTGTTGTGAAACCCCTGCTGGTGGAAATCCTGATATTAATCTTTCTACGTCTACATCTGGAGCCGGTGCTCAAGATGCTGGTGTAGCTGCTCTAGCTGGCTATGCTCAATTAGCAGATTGTGGAGATCATACTGCTGGTTCTGTTGATTATTTAACCGCACCACCCGCAGCAAATTCATATTTGTATCTTTCTAATGGGGTTTTTACAGATGCGGCTTATTCTGCCGGACGTTTACTAATAACTTTATATGGTATTTAATGAAGAAGGAGACCAATTAAAATGGCAACATATAATTATTTTGAATTGAAACAGGGATCATACCCTAGTATTAAACCGGGTTCTAATTGGTTTCATATTAAATTTGATGGTCAGGTATTTCAGAAATATTTTGGAAAAGTTGGTGCATCCGGTGATATTTTTCGATTAATGGAAGTTAAAAATCATTGGATTATAAAGAATGGTTTTACTAGAGTTAATTCCCCTGCGGTTGCAACGGCTACTGGAGATTTAGAAGTATCTGTTGCGAATGAATTAGATAATGCTTTTGCTTTACAAGGCGGAGCAGATACTTGGATTAGAACGGATGGGACAGATGATGCAGTTCCTCTAGCTATTATAGCAGATGGTTATGTATTATTAACTATTAACACTGAAGCGTTGTTAAATACAACCAATGTTGATTTTATGTTTGAAATTATTGTATCCCCTTGGGATATTGGTTAAAACAAAAATAACAGGAGATTAGAAAGATGTCAGAATATAATTTATATAAAACACAAAAATTCATGATTCCCTCTACCAAACCGGGATCAAACTGGTTCTTCTTTAGATTTAATTGGGCAGACATGAAGATGGCTCAAAATGACACAGCAAAGATTTGTGAAATAAAGAATCATTGGATATTGAAGAGTGGTTTTACTAGAGCTACAGTAGCTACTGACGGTGCTGCATCAATGGATATTGGTACTTCATCAGCAGGTAATCAAATTGATGATGCTATTGCTATAGATAGTGGAACTGATACTTGGGCAGCTTTTGATACATTGACTGATAATGCACCAATTGCTATTACCGCAGATGAATTTCTCTACATTAAAATATTGGATGCTGCGGTTGATGATGGTATTACTGATGTTATGTTGGAAGTTGTTATTCCTGCATGGGATACTGAAACAGATAGTTTAGCTGAATAGGAGGATACGACATGGCTATGTTAACGAGTATATTTACACGAAACAATGATGGTACTCAGGTATCTGCTACAGCAGCTTCAGCAGCTTATGATGCTTGGGTTGCTAAAAATTGTACAAGTAGTATTATAATGTCTGCTAAATATAATTTAGGGCAGATGGCTAGATATTTTAAAATTTTAAAACGAGAAGGTAAACTTCCAATATCTTAATAAGGGATAAATAATGGCTCAAGGATATACAGCTACATATGTAGATGCTAATACGTTTACTCTTGTTGGAGATAAGACAACTGAGTTTAGTGTTAATAGAAGAATGAAAGCTAATTGTGGTTCTGATGGATATAAGTACGGAACCATTGCTAGTACTACTTATTCTAGTCCTAATACAACTGTTGTCATAAACACTAGTGGTGATGATTTAACAGATAAATTAGTACGTGCGTTCTATGGGGAGCAGAGTTCTGGAACAACAGGAACACTCCCCGCACATAATCATGATGGAACAGAAGGTACTGGTGGTGCTGTTGATCTGGAAGCGGTTGGACTTGCTGCACTCACTGCAAAGAATCCACCTATTAATGCTGATCTAGCAATATATCGTGATAGTACAGATGATGATGCTCTAGTGACTTCTACATGGACACAAGTTAAAGCGTTTCTTAAAACTTATTTTGATACACTCTATAATAAATATGTCCATCCTAATCATAGTGGTGATGTTACTAGTACGGCAGACGGTGCAACAGTTATAGCTGCTGGAGCAGTAGACTTAGCTATGATGGCTAATATGGCTACAGCTTCTATTATTGCTAGAGATACTGCGGGAGCTGGAGCACCAGAAGTTCTCTCAAAAGCAGATGCCCTAACTCTTTTAAATGTAGCAGACGGTGCTCAAGTTAACGTTGCTACTAATTTAAGTTTGGGTACTGGAAATGCAACAACAGAGGTTATAGAGTGTAGTACTGGAACAAATGTAACTCTCGTAGAAGCTGATACAGATAATGCGGGATTGCTCGGTGCGGATAAATGGAACGAAATAGTTGCTAATACTTTAAAAGATACCAATGTTACTTCCAATTTATCTGAAGGAGCATCCACTGAAACTACAGTGAAGGTTGCTTGTAGTGATGGTACAGATGCAACAATGGTTTCAGCTAGTACAACAAGAGCAGGTTTACTCACAAAAGCTAAATGGGATGAGATAGTTGCTAATACATTAGCAAAACATACACAAGGGACAGACACAGCTCTTGGAACAATGGCTGCCGATATAAATATGAACAGTCTGTATCAAGTAGTGGCTCTTCAAGCTCCTGCTGCTAATGGTGAAGCTATACGACAGACAGCTACTATTACGGAAGCTAATTTAAATACCCTAACTGATGACTCAATGGGGGATGCTCTTCATAGACATAGTGAATTATCTGCCAGTGACGGAGCACCTAATCCATCTATGAGTGTTGATGCTAACGGTCTTATAACACTAGGTTATGATTTATATTGTGCTGATAAAATAGTAGATCAACCAGTAATTAGAGATTATGGTGAGACAGTTAATGCTATTGGTAGTTTAGGTGGTGGTTCTGATGCTATTGATCTAACATCTGGTAATGTCGTTACTGCAACTGTTGATACTGGCGCACAAACATTTACATTTACAAATCCTCCTACATCAGGAACAGCAGGATCGTTCACATTAATTTTGACTAATGGTGGTTCACAAACTGTGAACTGGCCCGCAGCAGTGGATTGGGCAGGTGGAACTGAACCAACATTAACCACTTCTGGAATAGATATTTTAACATTTACAACAGTAGACGGTGGAACTATTTGGTATGGGTTTGCTGCTGGATTGGATATGAAATCACCATAATGGGGGATATATGTTAGCAACAAGAATGAGAATGGCTCATAGTGGTAGTGGTGATTTTCCAACTGCTACCGGAGGAGCAGTAACTACAGATGGTAATTATAAAGTTCATACCTTTACTACATCAGGTGATCTTATAGTAACAAAGGGTGGAGACTTTGACTATCTTATAGTTGCAGGAGGCGGCGGAGGCGGAGGTAGTAGAGGTGCTGGTGGTGGCGCCGGAGGATTACTTTCAGGTAGTGAATCTCCCCTTACAGTACAAACTTATGGAATAGTTGTAGGCGCTGGCGGTGCTGGCGGAGATGGTGCAACACCAAATAGAGGTACTAGTGGTTCAAACTCTACTTTTAACTCATTAACTGCCACTGGTGGAGGTGGAGGTGGTTGCGCTGTGAACGGCGCAGGATTAAATGGTGGTTCCGGTGGTGGGGCAACAATAGATATTAATACTCCCGGAATTGGAACTGTTGGACAAGGACACGATGGTGGTGGTGGCGCAGGCGCAGCAGGTTATGGTGCTGGTGGTGGTGGTGGCGCCGGAGTAGTCGGTTCTAATGGGACAACTTCAGTAGGCGGCGCTGGTGGAGCGGGTAGCGCCTCATCTATTTCAGGATCATCTGTAACTTATGCTGGAGGTGGTGGAGGCGGCGCTTATGGTGTTGGCGGCGGCGCCGGTGGCGCTGGTGGCGCTGGCGGTGGTGGCGCTGGCGGTGGAACGCTGGCTGGTACTAATGGAACTACTAATACTGGCGGAGGCGGAGGCGGAGGCGGACATGACGGTACTGCTAAAGATGGTGGTACTGGCGGTTTAGGAATAGTAATAGTAAGGTATAAATTTCAATAAAGGAAAATAAATTATGTCTGAACAGATACTCTGCTTAAGTTGTAATTCAAAAAAAGATATAACACCATTAAAAGAGTATCTACAAAAAAGGTAATGAGGAGAATATACTATGTGCAGTCAATGGGTGGGGAGCACAGATAATTATACAACATCTAGTACAATAACAGTGGGTGATCTCATTAAGAGTGCTCGATATGATTTACAGGATCATGGTGGTCAGAAATGGGATGATGATCAGATGGTTGATTATGTAAACCGTGTGATACAATTATTAGATAGACTTTTAATTTCACAAGATTCTGATTTTACAATGACACATGGTACTACAACTTTAGGATCAGGAGATAATACTGTTACACAACCTACTAGAAGCGTTAGCATTGTTGGATTATATAGAGGAACTATTTTAATTCCAAAGAGTCCATTAATTAATATAATGCATTTGTATCAAACAAACGATAAAAACTCTTCAACTGGCCCACCTAATTATTGGTCGCACAATGGAACCAATTTTTATTTTGATATTGAAGCAGATGATGATTATGCTCTAGATGCATACTATCATGTTAAATCTGCCAAGTTAACTATATTGAGTTACATGCCGTATGATGATTACTTTAATGAATACATAAGAGAAGCTCTTGTAGTTATGGCAACGAAAGCTAAGGAAGATAAAAAAATTAATGTTGATATATTGTTTTTAACTATGTTTAAACAAGCTGTAAACAGCATGGTAGTCGGACGTAATTTTGTAAAGAAATATCACAATTTGGGGTTTTAAATATTATGGCATATACATTAGCGAATGCAATTACAGAGGTGAGGTCTTTGATAAACGAAGATACTCCGGGATTTTGGACTGATTCAGAACTAACTAATTGGATTGCAGAAGGTACTATTGATTTGAGTACTAAATTGCTGTGTGTTGAGAGCGAGGAAACTGTTACTCTAGTCACAGATCAATGGTTGTATTCATCTTCTGATGAGTCATGGTTATCCGACCTTCTAAAAATAAAGGCTTGTTACTATGATAATAGCACTACAGTTAAAGGATTGCAAAGAGTAGACATTCAAAAGTTTGGGCATATACAAAATTCAACTGGTGATCCTACACATTTTTTTGAGAACAATAGAAAATTTTATATATCCCCAACACCTACTGTAACACAAAATGGAAATGATATTACAGTTATCTGTGCATCTGAAACTGATGACATTACTGAGCTACGAGATGAGCATCAACCAATAGTTTTTTTATATGCCGCATCTAAAGCAAAAGCTAAGGATAGAATGTTTCAAGAATCAGCTCTGTATTTAACACAGTATATTAATACAATCAATCACGAAAGAAAAGACAAATATGATTTTGGTACAGAACCATTTGGTAATTTTACACTCAAGTAAGGATATAATATTTTGTCTGAAGTTATAAAAAAAGAAAAATTCGAACCCATTAAAGCTGACATACCTAAAGTTGAAAACGTTCCTTTGAAAGATAAGATATATAATTTCAATGGACAGTGGTTGCCTAGTGTTGATCCAATTTTAATAGGGGCTGAGAACTTTCAAGAACTAATTAACATGAGGTACTGTGAAAGTGGTATTGAAGGTGTTAATGGAAACTTTGATTTCAATTCTACAGCTATTGTAGATCATATAAATATTAATAGTGGTCTACATTTTAGAACAAATAGAACTGCTGATTCCTATCTTTTAGTTCATGCATCAGATTCTAGTGGTAATGGAGAAGTTCATTACAGTAACTCTGCTGTAGGAACTGCTGAAGGAACTGGTGTGTTTAATACCACAGCTCTACATGCTGATGCTAGTGCTAATTTGACCGGAAGATTTGGTATTGGCCCGTCTGGTGTGGTAGCGTATTGTAATCAAGAAGAGTCTTTAGTTTGGGAAGGTACTGAAGCTGATGTTATGGCTGTGTTTTCATCTGTAATAGCTGATGTTGATGGAGCTGCTGCTTTACCAATAGATGAAACAGATGTATCTAGAAATAGAATTGTCTCTGATTATTTTACAATAGATACTGATGATAGAGGATTTGCGTTAATTCTTTCAACTGCTCCGTTGCAAGGTTTTAAATTATATGTTGATCCTAGTAATGCTAATGAAAATGCTGCTACTACAGATACGTTAGTAGTTAAACATTGGACGGGAACTTCCTTTGATGCTGTTACTACTCTGGTTGATGGCACTGAAAAACTAACTAAAACTGGTACACTATCTTTTGTTAGTACAGTTAGTACAGCAAAAGCAAAACATTTTAAAGAACGGTATGCGTATGCTTACACAGTAGAAGTAACAATGTCTGCTGCGGTACACTGTGTTGCAAATATTTATCAGATAACTGTTGATAAACCGATGCAAGCAATAACAAATATTTGGGACGGTATTTATCGTAAACCAATACAAGCACAAAGATACCAACATTCGAATACATCATATGAAGATTTTACCTTACATGTTAGAGAACCTTCTACTGTTGATTTACCAGTTGGTTTATATGTAGGTCAATTAGTTGCTAATGATTTTATTTATTTAATGTTCGATGATCGTATGGCAGCAATTAAATTAACAATGTTAGGATCATTGTTGAATGTTGCTGATGCACAGTTTACTGCTGCTGATGGTATACAATATTGGAATGGTAGTGCTTGGGCAAACCTAACATATACAGATGAAACATTAGATACGGCTGGCGATTCTAGTTGTTCTCAAACTGGATTATTATATTGGACTCCTCCTACTGATGAAGAACAAAAGGAATTGTTTGGTACAATAGGTTATGCTTATAGACTCTCTATTGATGGCACATTTACTGGCACTGCTGATAATGAAGTAACTGTTGATATAGTAACTGGTATACCAGCACAAGAAGATGTTGAAATATATAAATTTCCTGCACAGTATAAAAATAAATTAATGATGTGTGGTTTTGTTGAAGGTAATCAAGGTAACAGAATAGATTTTTCAGTTGATAATAATCCACACATGTTTAATGGATTAGACAGTTCTGATAATGGATACCAGAGTATCTATGTTGGATCAGTGGAAGAGATTACTGCTGCTACTCAATTATATAATAGGTTTGGTTCTAATATATTGAGTATGTTTGTTATACTAAAAAATAATGAAGTGTGGTTAATGACGGGAGACACACCTGTTGATTATAAATTATATCCAATTTCATTTGGAGTTGGTTGTCCAGCTCCCGGAACATTGTGTACTGCCGAAGTTGGGTTTAATGTTGGTGAAGATGTAGAAAGAAACGTAGCAATGTGGGTTAGTCATCAAGGGCCAGTTATGTTTGATGGTGCTATTATACATCCAGTTAAAGGAATAGAAAACTATTTTGATCCTAATGATTCTGATAGTGTTAACTTTACATATTTTAATGATTCTCAATCTTGGTTTGACAGCACAAATAATGAATGGAATATTTTAATACCCACTAGTACTTCTACATATTTAAATACGTGGCTTGTATACGATGTAAGAAGAAAAAAATGGTTTAAAAAGAGTTGGAATTTAGGTTCTAGAGTAACTTGTGGTATTCAAGCTATAGCTACAACTGGTGATCAGTATATATATGGCGGTTCTAATGATGGTAGAATTTATGAATTAGAAACAGGTAACAGTTGGAACGGTTCTGACATTACGGGAACTGTTACTGTGGGTGATTTTTTTCCAACTGGCAGTCAATGGGATGAGAGTTTAATAAGAAGATTAAAATTAGTTACAAAAAAACTAGATTCATCTGGTGCTACTGTTAGCATTTATTACAGAAGTGATACTAATACTGACTCTGGATTATCTCTTACGTGGTCAGATGTTACATTAGCAAAAGCGGAAACTGCTGCGGGATTATCCTTTGTTGATGTTATTCCTTCTCTATCAGATACATCTGTAGCTGGTTTAAAATACAATTCTGCTCCTGCTAGTAGTTTAGATATGACTACTCTGACGGGATCAAATAGAGTAGTTAAGGTAACTAATGATTTGAATGAGATAGCTTGGTCACATTCTTTTAAATTTGAATTCATATCATCGGATGAGGTATTTAAACCTCTTATGTGGGGTATACAATCGAGTAAAATACGTACAGAAAAAAGATAGGGAGATAAATCATGGCGAATAATGTTTATGCTGCTAATATTATAGCAGGTGGTGGAGCTGGATCATTAGATGATATTTCAGATTCTATATTGAGTGATGATGATGTTGCTTTTGTTATTGTTGCAACAACAGGGCTGTTGTATTTTTATTATTATGATTCTGCTAGTGGAGAGACTGATGATGGAGTAGACTTTGTAACACCTACTAGTGCTTCTGGTGATGAGCGGTGGGTACTAACTCATTGTCAATCGTTTACTGATTTCTTTAGAGATGCTGCTAAGGCAACAGATTTGGATGAGTTCTATACAGGATTAGGATTGAAGTATGATCACATGTGGTTGGGTGCTGGTGCATTTACACGGTCTTCAACTAATGGTGCTGTATTTGGTACGGAAGAGTTAGCTAATAATGATATTAATTTATCTTATTATTCATTTGATGCTGCTACTACTGAGTATATTGAGTTTGATTTAGTTATGCCGTCTACGTGGGATAGGAGTACGGTGAAGGCTAAATTTTATTGGATGCCTACATCTGGAGCTACTGCTGCTCAAGTTTGTAGATGGGGTATACAAGGTGGTTCGTACACGGATGCTGAAGAAATGGATGCTGCTTTAGGAACTGCTGTAGAGGTTAATGATGCTGCTGGAACAGGGTTAGATGGGCAATTACATATATCTGCCGCAACTGGTGCGGTAACAATAGCTGGTTCTGCTGCATTAGGACATATGATTCATCTTAAAGTATATCGGGAAGGCGCTGATGCTGGAGATACAATGGTTGGGGATGCCAAATTAATTGGAATCGTTTTACAATTCGGTAACACTAATGAAGTAGCTGCGTGGGCATAATAATATGATAGGTAAAAGATACGGATTACTCGCATTACATTCTAATAGAGCATATAAAAATCATGTTCCTACAGGTTTAATTCTTCCATATCAAGGAGGAACTACTGCGCCTACCGGATGGGATCTATATGCTGCTGCTAATGATTTGTGGATTGTTGGTGCTGGGGATACATATGCTGTTGATGAAACTGATGCAACACATAATGATATAATTTATACAACTAACGACAGTACATATCATGCCGGTACTGATTTTAATACTATTAGAGATGGAGGTATTTTTTCTGAAGGTGCTGCTGGGACAGCTAATAAATATACTGGTACACATACTGCTACGGTTGAAGATTTTGAACCGGGAACTGAACAATTAGTATTTATTAAAGCTCAGGCAAACAATGCTAAATATCCACAAAATACTCTAGTTTTGAGTATTAGTGATATAGCTGGACTATCCGTTGTTAAAGATAATGCTAGATTATTAAAAGCTGGTGCTACAATCACTAGTGTTGCTTCACAGGTAGCGGATAGTGTTACATCTAGTGCTTCAGGAAATCATGATCATAGAACAGGAACTACAACAGGAAATGTTGTGGGTGAAGTACCTTGTTTTGATTATACTCCTGCTGGTGATCATACACATACAATAGGATTAACTCTAACAGCACAGATTAAAAGATATTATTTGAGTGCTTGGACAAATGCTTCTGCTGATTTTGCAAATGTTTCTGGTATAATAGGAATGTATGAATCTACTACTCCACCTTCCGGTTGGTATTTATGTAATGGAGACAACGGAACACCTGATTTAAGAGATCATTTTATTCAATTAGATTCTGCTGCAAATGATAATCAGAATGCTGGTGACAATACTGTTAATGGAACAGTGGCTACCTGTTCCTCTGCTGGAGGACATAATCATAAGGGAAATTCTCATACTGGTTATGCACAAGCTGTTGATCACTCTGATACTGCTGGTGCTCATGATAATCATACTATTGCTACAGAAGATATTGCTTTTGTTCCACCATATTTTGCTTTAGCATTTATAATGAAAGGTTAATAATAAATGAGACAACCATTAAGACATTTTGCTAGTGATCCTAGATTACAAGAACAAATTAGATTAACTAGTCAACGAAATTCTTATGCTGCTATTCCTCAGTTACAATTGAGACGACTGTATCAAAATTATGGAGCTACTGAAAAGAAGAGAGAGCAGGAGTCCACAAACTTTGCTAATTCATATGGTTTAAAAGAACAAGATATTGCTGAACGTGGCAGACGGCACGATTTAACATATGCAAACAAAAAGAGTAGATTAGATGATGCTATTAAAGCAATGCCCATTACAAAACTTCTAGGATTAGGCAGCGTTGCTGTAAATATTTCTGGTAATAGGGAAGCTACTAAAGATAGGCAACTCATGAAAGAACGAAATGCTTTAATGACACAGAGTTATATAGACAGAGCCTCTCCAGAGAGTCTTCAAACTTTATGGCAAACGATGCCTAGTGCACGAGATTCCATAAAACAAACAGAATGGTATCGGCGTAGATATGATCCAAGTTTTTATAAAAAATAGAAGGAGTATTTATAAATGAGTTATACTAATAGTGCATATGGACAAAGAGGTGGCGGACGAAAAAGAAGACCTTATAATTGGATGTTAGAAGGACAATATGGTGTAGCACGAGATACTGTAGCATCAAAATTAGCTAAAGAACAAGCTGATAGGGACAGAGCCACTTCTAGTAAACAATGGCAAGACTCATATAATTTGCAGAAACAATCTCAAGATGCGGCTGCCGATGCTCAAGAATTCTCTATGGGAACTTCCACATTTAATTTAGGTTCTAATATTGCTGATAAGTGGGGTACTGGTGGAAGTAAATGGGGCGGTAACGGAACTACTGGTAGTGGAAGTAGCGGAGGTTTTAATTGGGGAGGAAGATTAGGTGGAGCTATTGGTGGAGCTGGTATGGGTTATGGACTAGCTTCTATGTTTGGTAGTAAGAGTGATAAGAATAAAAAATGGGGTGCTGGTTTAGGTGCGCTTGGTGGACTATTAGGGTTTTTATAAGGAGAATTTGAAATGGCACAAGATCAACAAGAGCAGTATACACCAGAAGAAAATGATTATTTAAAACGTTTACAAGGACAGATAAACGTTAGTGGCAGACAGTACACCACAGATGAATCTCAAGCATATCAAAATTATGCCCCGGAAGCACAAAGAGAAACTATAAATACCCAGCAAAAATTTCAAATGAAGAGTAATGCATTTGGAGATCCAGAATATGATAACAGTTATATGAATGATTATTTAAATATTGCTCCTTCTAATGATGGTTATTATAGTGATGACTTTGCTAATCCAGAGAGTGGTGGTGAACAAAATGCTTCGGCTGAAGACACAACTGGAGATTTTCAAACAGATGCTTTTGATAAACAAATAGAACGAAGTTTGGGCATAGGCCAATGGGGTTTAGGAGATTTTAAACGAGAGGGGTTGGTTGCTGCAACAACAGGATATATGGCTAAACAAGCAGGCGCTCATACTACACGAGCAATTGGAACTGGAGCTGCTAGTGGTGTAGCATCAGGAATGTTTCCGAGTATATTAGGCATGTTTGGGGATGTAGCAAAAAGAGCAGCAATGAAAAAAGATTTAACTAGTCTTTTCAGTGAGTGGGGAATAGATCCTTTTTCTGAAGAGGGTACGGCAATAAGAGAAGCTGGATTAGGCAGAGATCCGAATGCTGCACAAAACGTAGATGCTGATATGCAAGGTATAACTGATGATATAAAAAATCCAGATCAAGTGAATACTAAAACTGAACTGTCTCGTGCAGGACAACTGTCAGCAAAAATGGAAGAACATCGTGACAGAGGAAGGATTATGAGTCTTGGGCATTTAATAAATCCTTTTGGTCAGAGTCAGGGTGATGGTGGTAATCGTGAGGGATTCACAAAGGAACAGGCTTATAGTGATCCAGACGCATATTCTAAGTCTTTAACAAATAATCCTAGTCAGGCTGGAGCAGCATATATGGGGCCGGGTTCTTTACCAGCAGGTATGAGTATTGAAGACTTTATGGCATCAGTAGAATCAGGTGGTGAGGATAGTGATTATGGTGGCTTTGGTGGGCCTAATGCTCCGGGTATTGGCGGTTTTGATATTGATGCTTATGGTGATACATCATACGATGGTGATGATAGTGACGGTGCTCAGTTTGGTTAATAAGAATAGGAGATATAATGGGATATAGTGCAGAATTTTATGAGCCAATTGCAAGAGGTATTGACAACCTCAATAAACAGATGAATATAAATTCAGATCGGGCGGATGATCGTGAAGCTAGAGGAATGAAACAGTTATTCATGGCATCACAATTACAAACTCAGCAAGAAGACAGGGGTTTTGCTAGACGATCTGCCGAAAATAATGATAGGCGTTTAGAAGAAGCTATTAAATCTAATGATTTCGCTAGAAAACAATCTCTATTACAAGACAAGAGGGAAGCTGCAACTTTTAAACAGAGACAGGAGGGCTTTGCCCTAGAGAATGAAAAACGTAAAGCAGAAATGCAAGAGATAAAGGCATCTATAACTCCTGTTCAAATAAATATAAACGAACAGTTAGGTATAACAACTCAACGTGGACAAGATATATTAAGTGATCCTAGGAGTGTTGCATTAATAGAATCTATACATGGAAATAATGTTAAATATAATCCTAGTACAGGTTTATTAACTAATAAAAAAACTGGTGTCCCTGTTAAAATGTCTCCTAGACAATATGATTTACAATTTGCTTCTAAGTTATTCAATCTTCCATTTGTAATAACAGATCCGGCAGCTATGATACGTGGAGATGTGGCAGAACATACTAAACAATTAAACACAGTTAAAGCGAAATTAAAAACAGTGAGCAATTCAAAAAATAAAAATGTTGATATGAGAATTGCAGCTAGTGCGAAACTAAAAGCTAAAATAAATAGTATTGAATCTAAAATACAAAAAGCTAACAATGTTTCCACACAAAAAATGATAGAAGGATATAAAGAACGAGGTAAAAGACTAACCCAGTTTGCTATAGCCAATCAATACAATCCTGAATTGTTAAAACAGGTTGCTACAGCACAGAGTCAGAATGAAGCTATGTTAGATAGACTCTATCGAAAACAAAATGCTGAAATAAAAGCTGCTGCGGATACTTTAAAAACTAATAGCAAAAACGTAGTAAATAAAACTCTTAAAGAATTACGTTCTAGTTATGAAATGAGAGAGAAGATACGAGTTAATGCTATTAAAAATATTGATCCTTTGATTGAGGATTATAATGAACATGTAGAACGAATTGAAGATGAAGCATATTCTCAAAAAATGATTATAGCTCGTGAGTATATGAGACAGGATGGCAATCCTTCTGATTTAGGAGCAACTAAAGAAGAGGTAGAAGCATTTGATGAACAAGCAGAAGTAGAGAAATGGAAACCATCTAATAAAGAAACTAAAAAAGCCTTATCAGGTAAGGTTAAATACACAACAGTTCCAGATATTAAAGCTGCACTTGACAGGGGAGAACTTCCCGGTGGTGAAGAAGAAGCCTTAACACTTATAATGGAATTATCTAATGACTAGAGAAGAAGCGAAAGCGTTATTATACGCTGAAGATACTGAACAACAGCAACAACCACAAGATGTTAAAAAAAGAATAACTAGAGAAGAGGCTAGTGTTCTTTTACACGCTCCTAGTGATAGTGATATATTATCATCTATTGGTAAAGCAGTTTTAGCTACTCCTCGTGTAGTAGGGTCTACTCTTGCTGGTTTAGTGGCTTGGCCTATTCAGAAATCATATGGTATTATGTCTTTAGCTACTGGAGGTACTAAAGAGGATGCTCTTGCAGCAGAAGAGTTTGTTGCTAGTAAGATTCCTAAATTTCTACAACCTAAATCTGATGTAGAAATAGCTGCTGTTAATACGTTAGGTGCTGCAATGGAGTTTGCATTGAAGCCAGCTACTATGGCAGGAGAACAGGCTGAAGCTAATTGGGGCGCTCGTACTGGATACGTAACGTCACTCATAGCTGAGTTGTTAATGTTCAAAGGATTTCATAAGGTAGGTGGTGCTGGTAGAATTAATGTGAAACAGAGAGCGACAGCTAAAGCAGTTTTACAGAAGAAACTAAAAGCTCTCACACCAGAAGAAAGAAAATGTATTAATGAGATAGTTAAGAATGAAAAAGCTCCTACATTTAAACCGAGAAAGAAAGATCAGGAAGCAATAGAAGAGGCAATGAGAGAGGCCGATCCTGAGAAACAAACCATTGAAACTAGATTAGTAAAAGACGCATTTGAAAAAGAATTTGTTGATAAGAAAGATGTTGAGTTATTAAAAAAGAAACTGCCTGTTAAAGCAAAGACTCCTGTTAAAGAAGTAGTAGAAGCAAAAGTAGAGAAGAAAGAAAGGAGAATAAAATCCTCTTATGCGGATTTAGATACTCCTAGTATACGCACATTAAATGGTAAGGTGTATGAAGGTACAACTATATCTAAAGCATGGTCTCCTTCTAAGCATACTAAAATTATACGTGATGAGATACGTGCGTCTTATGATGTAGCTAGAGAGAAAGCTAGAAAAGCAGGAGAGGTACTTAAAATAGAAGAAGAGAAGGGTGGAGCTGTAGTAAATAAATATACTAAAGGATTTAAAACTAAAGACGGTTATATTTCCAATGATGTTCTTGCAGAAAAAACAAAGATTGTTGCCAAAGCTGCTAAAGCTAAAGCTGAACGTATAATTAAGCAAGGTGAGAAAGAAATAGCATATGTATCAAAGACAAAGAAATCTGTTCTAACTAAGAAAGAACAATTAGGTAAACTGAGAGAACCAACTTATCAAGACTTAGATGTGTTTAGACAGTTAGTTCCTACTGATATAAAAAAAGGATCTCCTACTTTTGGTAAAGAAATAACTCACAACAATATAGCTTTTAAAGTAGTACGATCTGTTAAAAATAAATCTATACTAGCGAAGGATTTTTCTTATGATATACTTCAAAATGTAGCACGAGATGCCATATGGGGATACATTAGAAAAGTACACGTGTCTGACATTGATGCGTTTTTAAGTGGTAAAATTCAAGGTAAGATAAAAGGTACTGCTCATAAGGTTGCAGAGAATGCAATCCAGAACCACATTAAAAAACAATTGGGACTCAAACAAGGCAAGACTCGTGATCGAGTAGCTAAAGAATTAAAAACTAATGCGTTTAGGGAAGCTGCTGCATATGAAGAGGGTAAAAGAACTAGTGTAGCTGAAGGTAAAGAACAAGCAATTGAAGATGCTCATTTTGGTGGAGAGGAAGCTCCTCGTTCTGGCAAATCAATTAGAGACAAACAAGAAGCAAAGAAACAGACTAATGAAGAAGCATTGGCAGAGGTAAAGGAAACTGCTGGGCCTGTTAAAAAAATATCTGTTGCGGAATACAAAAAACAAAAAGCAAAAGAGAATGTTGTTGAAAGAATAGATAATGCAGCAATAGAAAAATTCGCAGGACACAGAGCTACTCTAGAAACTAAATCCAAAATTGGAAAGACAACTAGAGAACAGCGTAAGTTGGAAACAGATGCTATAATAGCAACCAATAAAGCTGTTATCAGAAAGAATAAACAACTATCTAAAAAAATAAAAGAGGTGGAGGAACATCCAGTAACAACTGAAGGTGGCACTACTCTATACAGTGGATTTCCTATTCATAAAGCTATTAAAACATACATCAAACATACTAAAGGTGACGCATGGAAGAAATTAACAGGAGATATAGCTCCAAAACTTTTAGATAAACTTCCTTATGGTATCGGTAAAGGTATCAATAGAGCTTTAATATATGAATATCGTGGAACTCTAAAAGATACTAGTAAGTTTATGAAGAACATGGAAGATATGAACTCTCATCAAGCTGTTGGTAGAGAGTATGCTATTAATTTAGGTAACAGATTACAATCATTGCCTGAAGCATCTCAATTAAAAATAGCAGAGAGTATTAGAGGAGAGATGCCTAAAAATTTATCTAAAGTTGAAAAATTATTAGCTGAAGAATCACGAGATGTGTTTATTGCTTTAGGTAAACAAGCTACTGATTTAGGTTTATTGAATAAGAAAGATTTCTTTGCTCATGTAGGGAAGTATATGCCACGGCTCTATACTAAGATGGAATATAAAAAATTAGTAAGGAAATACGGAGAACAAGTTCCTGATAAAATGGGGCTAGATAGGTTTAAGAAACGATTAGATATAGATAAAGAGAAAAGAAAAGCCCTTGGTGAAATCTTAACTCCAGGGTATCCTGTAGCTAAAGGTATCATTCAGTTAACACATGATATTGAAATGGGCAAATTCTTTTTAAAGATTTCTGAGAATAAGGATTGGACATTCAATCCTTCAACAAAGAAAACTATACCAAAAGGATTTAGAAAACTTCCTATTAATAAAAGATTAGGAGAGTTGTCAGGTAAGCGTGTACACCCTGAAATTTGGGAAGACATTACTGCTGTTGTACATGAGCAGAGTAAAGGGGAACGAGCACGAGCTAAGATGTTAGCAGCATGGAAGTTTGGTAAGGTAGTAGCCTCACCTAAAACACATGCTAGGAATATGATGTCTAATGCTATTCTTGCTCACCTAGGAGGACTCCCTCTGTATGAACAACCTTATTATTTATATAAGGCAGCTCAACAAATGAAGGGCAGAGGAGAATTTTGGGTAGCAGCTAGTAAAGAAGGTTTGATGAAGAGTACTTTTACTCATGCTGAGTTGAAAGCAATGTTTACTGAAGTTGAGCTTCAGTTGAAAGGTGCTAAAGCTGATAGTTTGTCAGAAAAGATAGGTGTTATAGGTAGTGCATGGGATAAAGGAAAGAAGGGTGCTGCTTGGGCAGCTAAGAAATATGAAGCTGAAGAACAGTGGTTTAAGATAGCTAAGTTTATGCATAATGTTAAAAAGAAAAAGATGTCCTATAAGGATGCCGCATTAGACGCAGAGAAATGGCTGTTCAACTACTCAAAGGTTACAAAGGCACAACATAAATACAGAACTAAATGGTATGGTGCTCCATTCGCTACGTTTACAATGAAAGCAATGCCTAGGATAGCGGAAGCTGCGCTCACTACACCACACAGGTTCCTACTTCCTGCTGCTATGATATATGGATTAGAGCAAGCAGCAACGAGTGTTATTGGTGATAGTCCTGAACAAGCTAAAGCTAAGAAAGAGCATCGGCCTGATTACATGAAGAGTATCACAGATAAGATTGGACTTCCTAGTTTTCCTAGAGTTCCTTTTGTAGATGATAATGGAAGAGAGCATTACTTGAGTCTGTCTTATATACTCCCTTGGGGTGACATAGCTGAGAGTGGTGGATTTGCTAATATACTTCCCGGTGGTATATCTCCAATGGGTATGCCGATTGTTAGTGAGTTAGCACAGCAACGTACTGTAAAAGGTTTTGATTGGTTCACACAAAAAGATATAGTTCCTGAAGAAGAAACAGTTGGAAAATCAAAAGTAGATAAATTAAAAACACATATTAAATACAGAGCAGCACACGTAGCTAAAACAGCGTTACCTACTCCTGTTATTGGAGCTGCAAAAATTATATCCAATTTAAGGGGCAAACCAGATTATAGAGGAAGAGAACAGTCCACAGGATTAGTTCTGTTAAATGAACTGTTAGGATTAAAAGTGTATCCTGTCAACTATACAGATCAAATGGTACGAGCTATTAGTAAAACTCATCCAAAAAAAGGTGTTATGGCTGGTAGAATTAAGAGACAAATTAGAACTCTTCATATTAAGAAAGCAGCTATGAAAAAGAAAGGTAAGAGTACTAAACGATATGATGATGCAATAGAAAAAAAGATAAATCAGATTAGAGGGATGGCTGCGGAAATATCTAAGAGTGCTAAATCATTTAATAAAATAAAAGGGGATTAGTTATGGGTTGGCTAACGGCAATAAAAAACTTTGTAATAGGAGCACCTCAAATAGCAACAGATGTATTTGATAAAGATAATGGTATACTAGTTAAGGCTGGTGGGTTTATAAATGATCTGCACTATTCTGATGTAGAGAAAGCACGAGATGCTTTTAAAGTTGGCGAGGCAGTAACAGAGTTTGTAAAGATGAGCCTCGCTGAGTCTACTGTAAAGAGTAAAACCAGACGATTTTTAGCTATGATGTGGATACGGGTACAGTTAGCCTTAATTCTTATGGTGGCTATTTGTATTCCATTTAATCCAGAGTGGGCTAAGACTTACTTTGAACTAGCAACTTGCAACTTAATGATGTGGGGTACTGGTTCTATAATTTGTTTCTTCTTCGGTGCTTATGTTTGGGGTACTTATATAAAAGGAAAGAAAGCATAATGGCAAATAAAGGAATACTGTTTGATTATGTTAGAGATAGGTTTCGAAACTATCCTAAAGAAGTTACACAGGGGTGGGGCAATCTTGGTCTTAGATTGACAGGTCGTGGGAGTGAGGCCACGCCTATAGGATCATTAGATAGACCTGTTGCTGAATCTGTTGGTGGTCTTTCAATAACTCCTGCAATGTGGGGTAAAGCAGTAGGTAAAGGTTTTGGTAAAATAAGAAAGGGTTTTATTCCATATAAACATGCTAATGAATTATGGCCTGACGTTGCTGATGTGCGTAAAATAGGAAACGTTGGCAAGGTTCTTCCTAAAAAAGTACTCAAAAATATTAGAGAATTAAAAATAAAACCAGAAATAAAAAATCCATTTAAAGATTCAACTACAAAACGATGGACTAAAGGGAGAACTGAACGATGGATAGGACAAAAAGAATCTGATATAACTTTAACATCACAGGCTTCTACTAAAACAGCTACTCATGAACCTATTCATTCTTATGTTCATTCTATTTCAGAGGAGTTATCTCCTCAAGGATTTAGAGCAAACTTAATGAATCGTATTACTGATAATATAAATACTACGGTAGAAAAAAGAATAGCGAGAGGAACATTAAAAGAAGGATCAGATGAAGCATTTAGTTTATATAAAACTGCTCCATCAGAAGAACATGCGGTAGCTATGACCGAGAATGTATTTAAACAAATTAAAGGTGCTATAAAAAAATACGGAAAGAAAGAATTAAAAAAAGGAAAATTAAGAATATCAGATGATAGTTGGGCGAAGTTGAGTGATGTACACACTAAAAAAGTTTTAGCAAAATATGCTAAACTATTTCCTAGTGAATATAACATAGCAAAAAAACAAACAGGATCACATTTTAAAAAAGAATATCTTATTAAACAAAATAATAAACAAATAGCAATGTCTATAAAAAAATCAGATGAGAAAGCTGTCGATAAATTATTTAATAAATATAGAAGAGAAGGGACAATTAGAAAGTCAGATAGTATTAGTGAGAAAAGATTTCCTAATAGGGTTAGTAGTCATCAAGAAGCAACTAAATTAGGAACAGAGTATCCTACCAAAGAACTCAATAGAGTCATGTTGAAAGAAGAAAAACTGTCCAAGGAATATGCGGACAAGGCCTTTAAATATGATGTGAATGATCCTAAATTCAGGGAGTATTCATTTAAAGGACAGGAACATTCGTTGAGAAAACAGGGAGCAAGAGAAACATTGGAATCTAAATTTGTTACTGGTAAGAAAGGTATCTACGGTGAGACACCTTTCAAACCAGCAGAGTTTAAAGCATGGTTATCTAGTAAACTAAGTAGATAACTGTTCCTCTTTAATCTTTTCGATTTGAAAGTCAATACATTTTTTGGCTTTCATTAGGTCTTTAATTGCATCATCTCCTTTCTGTCCCATTCGCCAAAGATATTTGATGGCACTCCCCTGTGCCCAATCCATGTGCTTGATAATATCTTTGCACTCAACCCCTGATTGATGGGACGTATAATGAGAGGGGTTGTTTATTTCGTCGTTTGGTAGAGCATCATCACAATAATCTGATAATTTCATATCTCTCTTCATATTATTCCTCCTTTAGTCAACGTATTTAATTACCTGTACTGTCATCCAAGGCATAGTAACTAACTCAGATGTAGTAGAAGAGTAACCTGTTCCACCACCACCTGCTGTTGCGTTACCACGATTACCATGATCGGCAACCTGTCCACCACTAAAGAACGTGCCAATTCCCCAACCCGAACTTTTAGGTTTAAAAGATGCTCCCTCATTAGTAACTATGGCTACATCACCTTGCATAAGAGCAGCACTCAACACAACCTTCTGCATCACCATGAAAGAATCCGTACCATCTTCAACAGATTTAACAGTTAAAAACCCAACAACAATAAACTTCCTGTTAGTTTTAAAACTCTCAACTGGTGTTACAAGAATACTCTCACTTGGGTCGTCTTCATGTCTACCATTGTAGGAGTGTCCTGTCGTCTTACATTTGTCTTCCCCAAATTTTCTTCCGTAGTCTTCATATGCGGCTGCAAAAGAAAAGGATTTCTTAAATCTTGTAAGCTCTGCAACGGGGGCAAACTCTGCACCATAATTATATTTATCTCCATAAGTACCAGCTTTTGCAGTAAACGCACTACCTCCGATGTGTTCTCGTTTAGTTTCAGCTTCGTTGATAACCACTGAATTACTAACTCCTTCATTGTGAGCTGTCTGTCCCTGCATCTGCCCCTGAGCCTGACCTTGTAATTGGCCCTGTGTATTTTTATTAACATTAATGTTTTTGTTTTTATTCGCATTTTTATTTGCATTAATATTAACATTAGTATTCTTGTTTACATTTTTATTTTTAATAGCCCCCTTCTCAATAGTAGCATTTCCACCTTGACCACCTGTTGCAGTAGCAGTAGGTGTATTAGTAGTACTATTATCATAACTTCTGTTATCATAATTATTAATAGTATCTCCATTATTACTATTGCCACAATAAGGCCAACATGCTGATGCTCCCGTTGAAATAAAAAGTGCTGCTGTCATTATTACAAATATTGTTATAAGTTTTTTCATATTATTTTTCTCCTTTGTTAGTTGCAAAAAAATTTCCAATTTGGGTTAATCCTAAAGCCAATAACCAAAAGAATGACCCTATTAGATTTCCTATAGTTTTAATAATCGTTATCACAAATTTCATACTGTATCTCCTTATTAGTTAACAGATCCGTTGGATCATTTGCTATCCAAAATTCTAATACCACATGTGGAATAACAGTGTACATATATTTACCTCCCATATCTTGTGCTGTACCAATTGTATATCCTTTCGAAACATTTGTATTTTCTAATCCATTGTTCAATACAACATATCGTAGTACAACTTTGAATAGACCACTAACAATCTCTACATATGAATAATTAGTTTCACCTCCTCTTAAAAGTTTATGTCCTGTTACCCTACCTTCCATAGGGGCTATTATAGGTTGTCCCGGAACACATATTAAATGTACTCCTTTATTGTACTTCTCATCCCCAACAACCTTCGCTAAAAACTCACCCCCACCCCACACATCTCTAGGTTTTATGTCTCCGCTACCTGTAGGGTTTGTTAAAGTTTTTAATTTCTTAGCTACCATTATTCACAACCTCCCAATGAACAGCTAACCTCCTCCTCTGTTCTATCTAATTGTTTTGTTCCTTCTTCAAGATGTTTTATTACCTCATCTTCAGATAATCTGTTTAGTATCTGTCCCTTTCGACTCCCATCTCTATACACAGTCATTCCTTTTATATCAAAAGCATATTCCAATAACAACTTATTTAGATCAGCTTTCTTGTAATTTTTAGGAAGATTAATAGTTTTTGACACACTGCTGTCCGTAAACTTTTGGAAAGCCGTTTGCATATCGAGATGTTCATCTGGCGAAATATCATTAGTATCGACAAAATAATTAGGCACATTATCAGAATGCAAAAATTCTTTATATAGTTCATGTATGTAAACACGATCACTCACCCTATCCTTTCGTTCATATGCCTTAGCAAACAATGGTTCTATCCCTGCTGTAGTGTCCGCTATTAGACTAATAGTTCCAGTAGGTGCTAGAGCATTCAACGTAACGTTTCTTATTCCAAACTCACGTATAGCCATACGTAGTTTAGGTGGTAACTTTCTAATGAAGCTAGCCTTACAGTACTCAGAGGAACTGAATGCAGGAAATGCCCCACGTTCCTTCGCTAACTCAACAGAAGCACCATAAGATTCATTACGAATGAACTTCATCAACTTTTCTATCTCATCCACAGCCTTTGCTGAACCGTACCTAATTTTCTTTTTAAATAAATAATCAGCAACACCCATAACTCCCAATCCTATTCGTCTACTGTTGTGTGCTTGCATTCGAATCTTGTCAATGGAGTAACGATTATTGTCGATGATGTTATCTAAAAATCTAATTGACAAATGGATAATATCTCGTAACTTTTCCCAATTAGTATTACCACCAGCTCCCTGAAAATTAGGAAGAACTAGAGACATCAGATTACACACATCCCATGCTGATAGACAAGTTTCTCCACATTGACCCGTAGTTATACCTAATGATAATGATACTTTATGAGAGTTTGGAACTGTGCAACAATATACTTTATCATCAATACCATCTTCTATAATAGATATAATCCTATTAAATTTTGGTTTAATTCTATAATGGCAAACTTTATTTTTAAAAGAAACTAATCTTTCAAAAGAAACTAAACCAGATAATTTAACACTACTTGTTTGCGAAATAGTTAATCTCCAACAATCTTGCGAATAATATTCTCCATAGCCGTCATTAAAATCTTTCTTTCCCTCCTTTCTCATCAAAGATAGATGTGATAATACACCAATTGTTTTCAATAATAGTTGAAAATCTAATAACCATTGCTTATGTATACTACAAATTTGATACATAAATCCGTTCTTTGTATCGGAAGCTGTGCCATCAGCATCCATAACCCCAGCAATGAAATTAAATTTAGAATTGTTATCCCAATTTAATATTTCATTTGGTAATGACTTACGATATTGCGTTACCCATAACAATAAATCTTCATCTCTACAAGTTAATCCTGACATATTTTTTCTTGTAATACTAGATGAAAAACTAATATCAGAAATGTAATTAGTATTCCTTTTTACAATCGGTAATTCCATTGCTGATTGTTTTAATTTAGGTAAACACATAAATTTAGGATGATACACTTTTAATTCAGGTTGAATATTATGGTGTGTTCCATCTCCACATAAAAATCCTTTTAAATATGTTCCATTAACTTTTGTTGTTCCAACAACAGTTGGAGCATTACTAATCATTAGTCTATCATCTATATTAAGTTTATATGCTTGTTTTTTAATACCGTTGTTTAAAATAAAAGTATGGTATTGGGTTGTTCTTATTTCAGAACCATCATGTAAAATAATTTTTAACATTTTTTCATTTGTGCCAGTGATTCTAAAATTATCTATATTAACCCATGTAGTACCATTCCAAACATTCACATTTTTACCAACCAAATCTTGTATTGGATAATACCCTTCTCTTGTTAATATATTGGAATCATTAGCAAAACAAGGGTTTGTCCCTAGAATTGGAGAGTAATAATAAGAATTATTTTTAGTCATATTAGTCCAGTTAATCAATCCCGGTTCTCCATTCTTCAACATGTTAGTTACTATCTTGTTCCATAGTGTTCTCGCTTTAACTGTTTTGTAAACCTGCTGATTGAATTTCAAATCAATCTTAGCGTTCTTCATAACAGCTTCAAGAAAATCATTAGTAATGTTAACAGACAAATTAAAACAAGATAATAAACCATCCTTTACTTTAGCATCTAAAAAATTATTTATGTCTGGATGTGTTACATCTAATGCTCCTAAAGCAGCAGCCCTACGCTGACCCCCACTTTCAATAGTAGTAGCTGCCGCATCAAGAGCAGACATAAATGATACTACACCACTAGAGTGTCCGCCTTTCCCCATAATATGAGCACCATTAGGGCGTAGTGTACTGAAGTTAATTCCAACTCCACCTCCATCACTCCATAATATGAGAGAATTCTTAATACAATCTCCTATCCCTTCAATACTATCTGTAATGGGAAGATGATAACAATTAAACAGACTCCCTCTTGGTCGTCTAACATTCCGTAAGATACGCCCTCCGGGAATAGCTAACATATTGTACATCATACCATGAAAGGCATCACGATAATATGTATAGTCAGGTTTACTCGTAGCTGCACCCTCTGCTACTCTCAACGTACAAGTTTCCCATTCTTCTCCTTCAAGGAAGTATCTCTTCTCTGCTATTTCTAAAGCGTTAGTACTCAACATTCTCTTCCTCCTTTTTAAAACGGTACTCTTATTCCAAATTCTATACCATCAAAGTTCAAACCGTAATCGTGTCTCCAAGGTACAGAAAGATGCTGAAACTTATACCCTACACTAAGAGTATACTTTAAAAACTCATGACGTAGTCCTATCCCTACACTAACATCAGCCAATAAATTTGAATCCGCTAACCAAGGATTACGGCTGTCCTTTTCAGTTAGTTTCGCACCAACTCCTATCTCAACGTACACAACGTCACTCTCTAATGTAAACCATTTTTTAAATCCAAATGCTGTTGTTTTAAAGAGTTCATCATCTACTCTATATACAATAGTACTGAGCATAACTTCTATGTTATCTGAATCACGTACTCCCATCTCAGTAATGTTATATTTATTGTTAACATTTTCATGCCCTTTATCATGAAAGCCTGATGGAATTCCAACACTAATTCTAGTATTAGTTTCTGCACAAGCTGTACATATTAACAACATCGTACCTATTAAAATTAAATACTTCATAATTTCACCCATAATGTTTAATTAAAAATATTACTGCAAAGTTTAATAGTCCCGCAGCAAACCAATATAACCCACTACCATATTGTTTGTACATAAATAATGGAATAGAAGCTGCAAAACTTTCAATCATAATTATTATTGGTAACACATTAATAAACTTTTCCATATTAAATTATCTCCTCCATCCAAGGCATGTGTCCATCAAATTGATACCTTTGAGTTTGCATTTGCTCTTTAAAATACTCCATTCTCTGTCCTGTCTTATTAGAGTTCTTATTCCAAGGTTGAGGAAATAGAATAGCACTCCCTCCATACTTTCTAAATTTTTCTACATGCTCATCATTGTCATCAATCAACAATGAAGCATAGCTAGCACAGAATTGTTTAGCTGGCCCAATTAAATACTGTTTCCTATCAAAGAACCTAGGAAGATACTTTCGTATCCATGCTTGTGTACCTCCAGCACTATTCAATGTAGGAGATGTTAATATACAAGTTCGTTCTCGTGGTAGCAAATCTAAAATCTGATGCATGTAAGGGAGTGGATTTAGATTAGCCCAAAAGTAATAATTTTGTCTCTCCCAAAATACACTTTTAGATATATTATATTCTTTACAAACATAATCCGGTAATGTACTCCATCCTATGTTCTTGATTGGTTCACAATCGAATAGCTTATAAATACCACTTATCCAATCACGTAACACCCCATCCAAATCTAAAAATATTTTCATCAGTATTCCTCCCTAATAACTAAATTAAATTCATTAACTCCTTCCATTTTTAATAGAAATTTTTTAAATGTATCGCCAGAATTTAATGTTCCTCTTGCTGCCCCTAATTTACCGTGTCTGCTACCTAATAGAATACACCCTGCTGTGTCTCCTTTAGTATTACCAGCATGAAACAGAATTTTATTCCTACTAGGAACGTTAATAACTTGATAGGTTTCAGGATGATTGTCTGATGAATATGTTAAACAGGTATAACTTCCTGTTGGTATAGAAGATTCGTCTCTCAAATTCAATACATCAGGTGGTTCAACTGTTGCACAAAAGATACGGGAATCAATCAACAGCAAACCAAATGTACCCCATCTATATGTATGCTCCAATCTAATTAGTCTTGCTGTGTGTCCCATATTACACCTCCTTTATTAATATACTGTTATCAATTAACCATTTAGTTAACTGCTCGTCCCAATCACTATCCTGCGTATTAAATGCTGGGAATCCATTACGCTCTGCCCATTTCATATAAGTAATAGACTTTGGTTTAGGTGATAACTTATTTTTACCACGCTCAAATACCAATATGATACTCTTGTCAGGATTACAGCGTTTAACATCCCTCATTTTAGTTCGAGTATCCTTAACCATTGCCCCTTTATACTCAACATAATGAACAGAAGTTCCTACTTTAATTTTAAAGTCAGGAATATAATGCTTGACTTCTGGTTGATACTCCCAAACTTCAGGTTCATACTTAATGAAGTTCAATCTCTTCTTCTTAACCCAATGTAACATTCCAGATAAAAACCTAGCCTCTCCCATACTCTTGAGGAAATGTTTACCTTCTACATTACACGCTTTAAGAACAATAGTTTTAGCTAACGCTTTAGCTAGCTTACCAGTTCGTGTTTTTGACGGCATAAAATCCCATTTTTCGAACACAGATTTAAGTGTTGCCATTTATATATCCCTCCTTGTATTTTAATACATGATCAATCGCTTTCCTAACGGAACTAAAAGCTAGTGATCTGCTGGTTTCGTGTAGTCTCCATCCCCTGCCATTTTGAGAATCTCTTAAAACAACTTTACCACTATATGCTTTTAAGTTAGTTAGTGATTGTAAAAAATTTATTCTGTCAGTATCAGTATAATTACTCATTACAACCAACCTCCCCTCAGTATAACGTCCATTGGTACTATATCATTTAATGTACCATGTTGCACACTATCTAAATAAGATAGGTAATGGTTACACTTACTATTAACATTACAATACTTCTCACATTTTCTACGTGTAGCGTATCTCACCTCTATATGAGAAGCACTCGTAAGATTTTTAGATGTGCTACAATATTCAACAGCGTCTTCCTTAGAAGTTAGAACTCTCATTGCCCTTTTAGAATCTTTAGTTTTCATAACAGCATACTTCTCTGTCACTCCTTCAGGGAATTTCTCCCATCGTTCTTCTGGAGTACAGGTAGGAAGATCATCATCTTCTGCACCTTCACAGCGTATCAACTCCTCCAGTTTCTCCTCAACAAACTGTTCTGTTCTGTCTAAATCCCACAGTTTCAAAGGATAAACTATCATTGGTTCTTGAGGATAGTTATGGTTACGTGCCGCATCACCTACCTTCCAATCTAAATATACAGCTATAACATTTAAAGACTCTGCTTTACTTCCGTTCATATCTAATAACCAAGCATAAATATTCTGCTGTTCTGTCCAATCCTTCATGTCTGGTTCGAATATTAGCTTCCAAGTCTTGCAAGTCTTAATATCATACATGTCTTTATCATCAACTAGAATATCATATGTTCCTGATAACGTTCTATCTAGCATGTTAGTTGTCATACGCTGTTCTAATTTATATTTAGAACTGTATGGCTTCAACAAATGTTCAAGATAAAAATGTACTCCAGTTCCCATCAAGGAGGCTGCTGATTTAATCATAGATATTTCTTCTGAACATTCTGGATACCTATGATTCAGAGTTACCTCCCTAGGTGGGCTAATTAATTCTGTAGCAGAATAATCTCCCACCTTTGTGTAATGATCTGCGTGTATTTGAAATATGTCTTTTATTATTTCATGCATTATTCCTCCTTTCTTTCAAAGTAATTACAATGATAACCTTTGCGTGTTTGTAGAAATAACAGCTTTACATTTTTTAAATATGATCTGCCGTACAAATCAAACACTAAGTCTTTGGTTAGTATAATATCTTTTTTAACAGCACCATCTAATTCAGTAGCAAATAATTTAGAATACAACTTTTTAAATGTTACTGAATTAGAATAATACTTCACTGCTTCATGTGGGTCAAATGGTATAGAGAACCCACACCCCAAATCATTAAAACAATTAAAGAAATTTGGTATGAGTTCACCTATAATCATATAACAATCTCCGTATAATACCTCCTTTGTTCCCTGCCAGTGATGGCAATGTTTACAAATATTAGACATATCGTCTCCTTAGCGAGCAATAGATATTGTTAAGTTTTTTCTCTTCTCTTTAGTTATTTGTGAATACCTTGACCTACCAATAGCACCACAATTAAGACATCTATATGTGGAATATTTATTTGCTGGGGTAACGTATGCGTTGGTATCTTCCCAATCCAAACTAGTACTCCCACAATTGGCACATACAGACTCCTCATTGTCCGTATATAGACCCATGTTAGCATGACTCTTAATCCAAGGTCTCAGCAGTAAGTACAGTTCTTCAAGAATAACTACATCATGCTGATTGTACTCAAGCATATAGTCTATTGCTTTTTCATCACCATTCACACAGTCTTTCCACAACTGAAAACTAGTGTGCTTCTTGCTTTCTGTACTCAGAATACTTAAAAGATAATCTAATTTATGAGAAGAGAAACCGAAGTTTCGCTGCGCTACTTTTAGAGTATCTATTATTTGGTATGGAGATGTTGGACGCAAACCGTTTTCAATAAATCTTGCATTGATTTTACGAACATCAAACTTTATTGCATTGTGTGCTATAACAATGTCAGCTTCATCCAGCAACCACCATAAGTCTTGAAGAATTTCCATGTCGTTACGGTCTGTTGCTGCACCAGTTGTAACCTTTCGTGAAATTATTTCATCATTGTACAGCCACTTAGCTGACCATGTAAGCATAGACCAATCCTTTATTACATTGGTAATTGGAATGCGCTGCTTATATAATCCCCAAACAAACACCTCCATAGGTGCTGTTTCGATGTCAACAAATAAGATTTTTGATGTATCTCCTTTACTCCTCTCTCGTCTCTGTTCCTTAACGTACCTAACCATACGAGTAGATACATTGAGTATTTCTGCTGTATGAGTTGTAGAATCAAGAGGATTGTCAGTCAGATATTTTAATATCTTCTCAGTCTTATTCATATTATTTATCTCCCTTTACATCAGGAACTTCCAACCCATCCTTAGCTAATGGATTAACTCCAGTACTAATGTATAAATTAACTTTATCTGCTATTGAAATAATCTTAGATAAATCAATATCTTTTTCAACCACTTCTTTAGCTAAATAAATAGCAGAAGCCCTGTTAGTATCCTCTCCTCTGGAGTTACCTCCGCCCCCACTAGAAGTAGTTTGTTTGCTTCCATTACTACCACTACCACCTTTATATTCAGGGGCAAATCCTTCTGCTGGTTGTATGTCTGCAAGATTTTTATATTTAGTAGTGTCATAAGTTAACAATAAGAAATCTCCAGCATCAAACTCTGCCAACTTCCCACCTAAAAATTCATCATTAGCAAAGAAGTCTTTTGTATATGGAGTACCGTCTGATTTCTCTGCAACTATCTGTGTAAACTGATACCCTGCCTTTTCAATTTCTTTATTTTTTATGTAACGAACTATCATTATTCATTCTCCTTTTTAAATTCTTTAGTTGTAATTAACAGCCCTTTTGGTATGGTAATCTGAGAACCAATTTGCATACGGTTAGGTATGATGTGTGGATTTACCTCTAAGATTTTCTTCCAGTTACTCATGCTTCCGGTGTACCATTTAGCTATTTCTCCTAACATATCCCCTTTCTTTACTGTATGCATGAACACTCCACTCGAAACTATTTTGGCAGGGAGGACTTCATCAATAGTTTGTTCCTGTACCGTTATGTTAGCGAATGATCTGTACATTACAAATTTACCCATGTTTGCATACACTATTTTTACGTAACTCGGATCACCTCCTTGGTATTTGAGTAGTGCTCTCTTCATATTATTATTTGTCTTATCTAAATAATGTCTCATTACAAATACACCTGAGTCAATGCCCACTTTAATCTTATGAAACTCATATGAACTCTTTATTTCTAATGTCTTTTTCCAAAAGGCCATAACCTGCATCAATCCACGTTCACCATCCTTTCCTTTCGCTGCTGGATTAAATGCTGACTCCCTCTCCATAGTAGCAACTATAGCAACTAATGGAACATCATACTTATCACTCGCTATTATTATCTCATCTGCAATAGCGTTAGCTATAACAGGGCCAACTGTTTTGTAATGCGTCTGAATATAATTAGATATATCTTTTTTTGATTTGCCTTTACCAAATTCTAAATCGTGCAATCTGTTTTTCAGTCTGTCATTTTCTTCATATAATGTTTCTGCCATTACTTCTGCTGCTATTAATGCATTGTCTTTATCTTCTAATCTATCTTGCAGAATTACTGTGAGTGTTGACGCTCCAAGTATAATAGCACTAAACAAAACCCCAACTACTATTGTTTGTATTCTACTCATTGTTTACCTCCTTTAAAGTATTTATAAAACATCCTCCACTACCACTGTCACTACTGCTACTTCCGTTGTTATTCAATGATGGTGATGGAGTATCTATTGTATTAACCTCATTAGAATACCCACTCTCATTCTCTGGTTCTTCATTATCATATGCTGTTAGTACTATCCAATAATCTTTATCTGATAAATCCATTTCTAGAATAAACAAAGGGTCTGCATTATCTACACAATCATTATCGTTTAGATCACAATTTATAATTAAAACAATTGGAGAAGAACCATAAATAGGAACTACATCTTCAACAGGGGTAGGATCATTATAAGAAACTCCAACAGTTCTATAATATAATTTATACCCTGCTAAGTCAGACTCCGTATTAGCATCCCATTTTAAAGATATATCTTGTGCGTTTACCAGAGTAACAAAAATATATACAATGATAAAACAAATGACACCTAAAATAATTCTAAAGTACACACTCTCTTTCATTGTTTATCTCCTTTAAAATATTTATAAATCAAATTCTGAATACAGTTGTGTATGTGGTTCTTTGTCTTCTAGTTTTTTAATTTTATTTTCTCGTTCTTTTACTTTTTGTTCCTCCTTTTTAATTCTTCTTTTAGAAGAACTGATTTTACTTTTAAGCTCACTAATTTCTTCAGCGATTGTTTTATAACCATTAAATCTATATCCAATTACAGAACCGTTTCCAGTTAAATGTTTCCCGTATATTTTTTCTACTTCTAAACGATCAATATAATTTGACTTTCCAGAAACTAAATCTAAACCACAATATTCAACTGCTTTTAATAAATTATTCATTTGTTATCACCTCCTCAATAATAATTTGTTTTGGTAAAAAATCACTACAAAAATATGCTGAACTAAATGTAGTTTTCTTTTTTGTATTTCCATTCTGTTTAAAGTGAATACGCTTATCAAACATTAATAATTGCATTTCTCTATTTGCTTCTTTAAACACCCACTTACTATATTTATCATTTAACCAAGCACAAGTCATTAGTAAACAAATTGGTTTACCAAAAGACAATGCTCGCTCAAAGAACTGTCTTTTCTTTTTAAACGGAGGGTTTGAAATAATAATATCCCACGCTTCTGTTGGTTCATATTCAAAGAAGTCTTTCCCATCATCAATATGCGAAGCTATAACTCTGTTTCCATTTGTTGTAATCAACTTTACAAATTCACTTTCTGGCTTATCAAACGGACACCAAATAGTAGCCCATTTTGGAATGTATTTTAATATTGGTTTTACCCCATATGCAGGTGTGTAACTTTCATCATCACCAACTTTATTATATAGTATTTTTGCCGAATTCATTTATTTATCCTCCTTTTTAGTTATGCCCCAAAAATCATCCCATTCCTCATCAGTAAAATTACTTTTTTCATCATCATAATTAAGATAACTATTTGTATTATTGTAATCATCATCATAATCATAATAATGAGTAACACCATAATTATAGTTATTATTAGTATAACCATGTTTACGACACCACTCTGCCCAACCGTATTCGTTTTCTTCTTCATCACACATTTTACTCACCTTTTTTACCAAAGTTCTTTCTTGCTTTTATAGGTTGAGAGTTCTGTCCAATCTTTATCTTTATCCCCGCCTCGTCTACGATAATCAGTTCCTCCATCAACGAAACATTTACCACATTTACATTGTTTAAAATCATGCCTGTGTTCTGATGTAATAATATCATTACAGTGTAAGCATAATACTCTATTTCTAAATAACTTCTTCACTTCACTCGGATACAGCATTTCTTCTTTATTATCAACACGGCTTGACATTTTCTATTCCCTCCCTTATTCTTTTTATAATTTTGTTTTTTATATATGTAATACTACTCTTACTCTTATAACCCAAAGCATGTGCTGCCTGTCCAGTAGTCCAAGGTTTTTCTGCCGTTATAATATTATCCCATACAAACATTTCATTAGGTTTAAGATCCATTAACACCGGAACGATTGCAGCATATGCTAACATCTGATCTTCTGCTTTAACCATTCTTTTCTCGGTGTTTGGTAGTTTGTTATCTAATTGAGTATCAGCTCCTTCATACCGTGGAACTATAAAGTTCTTTTGAAAAAACTTATTGTGACTCACGGTAACTGTTCCACTCATATGAGCAATGTATTTCAACAACGCTCTTTTAATTACTACATTAACATATCCATTCCAGTTTCTTTCTTCTGCTTCTACTATTCTTCCTGATTCAAACAACTCAACTAAACTCAACATCCCCTCTTGGTGCAGATCATCAGAAAGAATACGTTTAGTTTTCGTTATCCTTTTCACTTGAGCTGTTACAAATTTCTCATGAGTTTTACAAAATTCTTTTACGTCCATAAGTTCTCCTTCCCTACTTATATATATACCCGTTTTAGGTTTTGTTCGAATATTTTTTTGATAATCTTCCAAATTTTTTTCCTATTAAGTTTTTACTGGCGTTCCCCAATTATCACACCTCCTCTAAATTTCCATACGAATTGCCGATTTCTATGCTACCTGCCAATTTTACATTCCATGATATGTTAAAGTAATTCTCTATACTCTGTACTAAATTACCCATAACTGCATTACAAAGATTGATTAATAACTTCAATTCATTTTCTTTGTAATCAAATACAATACTGTCATGCACAGTTAGTATATATCTGGATTTCATTTTATATTTACGAAGCCCTCTTCTTAAAATCACTACTAATAGTGGTAAAATATCACCTCCTGCCAACCCTTGTACAGGGTAGTTCTTTATCTTGGTTTCATTGTACACCATCACCCCTTTATCTTCTTTGTCTTTGTTAAATATAAACAATCTTTTAGTTGGTATCTGTAAATACCCATGCTCAAACACAAAGGCAATGTTCCGTTCCTGCCACTCTGCTAACTCCCAATACTTTTCATAAAACCCATTGACAATAGTTCTCCATTTCTTTTGGGAGAAGTTAGGCATATTAACATCCATATAAAATCCATATGCTGTACCGCCATAAATCATCCGAAAATTCAGTACCTTAGCAAAGAACCTATTCTCCTTTGTTAGTTCTAACTCCATTAAGTCTGTACAAGCTGCATTATGCTGATCTACACCACTATTAATCTCGTGCATCATAACAGCATCCTGACTCAACCAAGCAGCAGCTCTCCATTCGATTTGTGACAAATCAAGCTGTAATATTCCCACTATTCCTCCTCACTTATGATACAATTTTTTATCGGGCTAGTATTCCCACGAGGTAAATTTGTGCCGTTAGGATCACGGCTACTGAGTCTACCTGTTACCGTTATAGTTTGTAAAAATGATGGGTGTATGTTACCATCTGCTCTAACCTTAGTGGAGAGTCCTCCATCTTTCCCCTTTAATGTGGTTAAAGATTTTTGTACAACACTGTGTACTAACAATAGTTTTTTAAACCTACGCTGTTGCGGTGTCTTGCATTTTAGTTTCTTTAAAATATCCTTGCCTGTTTGATACACCCCCTCCTTTTTTGTAGCCCATTTTTTATCTGGTTCAAAGCGGAGTCCATCTATCTCTATTGATTCTTCAACCCATCGTTCGACCCATTTATCAGGTCGTGTTTTATATGTTTTCAATACTCTTTTTCTACATTTACTTTTTAATATTCCGCCATATAAAATAGCGGACAGGTGATCAGACGAAGCTAAATTTACATTAGGCATATCTATAATCTCTAACATCTCTGTTTCAATATCATTCAACTCATCACCAACTTCTTTTATTAGCCTATCAGAACGTTCCACATCCCATCTAAACCCTCCTATTTCCATATCAGATAGTGAATATGAGAACTCATTCTGTAACTCAATTACCTTTTGTAGTCCAGACTGCTCTATCTTTTTCATCTGCATATGATACAAGAGTACTGGTTTTTCTGCATCATCTAAAACATACTCTTCTAATATCTCCTCTGGTATATCACATGTATCTGTGCCATCATCCCAATGAGATTTAACCTTATCTAATTTAGGAGGGAGCCCATACCTTTCAGCCACCTCATTTAATGAATAGTTCAAGTTTCTCGTATTCTGTCCTGTAATTATATAATCTCCAATCATAGTACAAAATAATGGTGTATTGTTAAATTTAATCCCACACCATGAGCGTAAAACATTAACATCAAATTTAATATTATGACCACAAATTATATCAGCCCAATTAACTACCTCTTGTAATTTTTCTACTGCTCTTGGTGTAGGTAGATGGGTACTATGATCAAACCATATGACTTCTTTTTCGTATGGATACACACCTAAAAGATTTGTAGAAACTAAACCAACACAAGTTAGATAGAATCCGTCCATCCAAGGATTTATAATCCCTTTGCCTTCAAAATTATACGCACTCTCACAATCAAGCCCTATTATATTTGTCATCTATATGTCTCCTTAAATTTAATTCTTTTAAAGATTCAGCTAGTTTTGTTTCTCCGGGTATATATTTACCAATCTCCATGTTCCCTTTTCCAAAAATAACAATAGTTCTTGTACCCTTTTTTAATTTATAATTTGATACTATATGTGAACAATGGGTACAAGGAGCATGTGATCTCTTGTGTGGTAATATATAACGACATTTTTCAAAATCACATATGCTTGTTCCAAATTTTTTATCACAAAATTTTGCTGCTTCACAAATTACAAGATAATCTTTTTCTTTCTCTTTCATCTATTACCTCCTCTACTGGTTTACAATTAACCATTATATTCTCTTCTTGTTGCATACGAAGACACCAATTATTATCTCCTTTACAAGTGTTTATACATTTATGGGAGTGTGCGTATCTGTGATGACATCCCATCTTAAAATTACAATAGCCGTATGCTTCACATATAACTAGTTTTTCGTCCATAACTTCTCATCTCCCTTCTTATACGGTTTACATTTATTCCTGTCCCCACCACAAGTCCCATCACAATTATCTACTACATGATCCCGAAAATGTGGATACTTATGTTCACACTTAGTACAACCCTTTGAATGTTTTATTCTATTACAAATCCATAGTTGTTGTTTCTTCATTATCTTCTCCTGTTATTCATTTGCTCTATATGGGTAGCCCATCTACAGTTCCACTTACCATAGCATCCGTTATTGTCTATTCTATCTATGGACAACCCTTCGGGTTTATCCCCCATATCCTTATAGAAATTCTCAAAGGAATTTCTCCACCTATGGCAAACTGCTATACCTCTTCCTCCATAGTCTTTATATTGTTTCATATTAATACTATAACACCTGTTTCTCAAACTTTTCCATGTTGTATATGTTTTTGTTCCTGTCATAGAATGGGTCGATCTTTTTTTATTTTGATCTGCCCGTAAACAACCACAACTTTTTGTGGGTTTAAATTTTCGTTTTAAATTACCTGCTGAAACACAAATATAATTTTCACAAATACATTTACACACCCACAAAATACTTCCGCCTTGTCGTTTACCACTGTCTTTAACGACTGTTAATCTTCCAAATATGTCATTAGGTTTTATCTTCATCAGACGTCCTTCCACGAGCAGGTTTGCTCATTAAAGATAGAAATAAACCTGCCCATTGGCCCTTTATTTTTAGGAACATTAATATATCTAAACGCCTTTTTAGATATTAAATCTGTTGTTCCTATACCTATTGCATAATCTAACTCTCCCTGTATAGCTACTTTAGAACTGTATATATCAGACAATTCGAGATACTTTTTATTGGCTGTCGTTGCATCTCCTTGAGTGACACCAATAAGAGATGTGTCATACATTTTTCCTAATTCTCGATACTCATTAAAAAGCTGTTGCATAGCAATAATATTCTTTTCTTTTGAATTAGTACGTACTTTAGTTGCTTGATCTACTACCATAACTCTTGGTCTGTATTTATCTAACAGTTGTTTTACCTGTCCTATGGTAACAACAGAATCAAATAATTTAATTTTCTCCATTCCTCCTTCTTTACACAACTGTTCTGCTTTGTCAGGATCGTTTTCTATTTGTTCTTCTGTCATTCCTGTCATTGATTCAACCATTCTTAATGAGGTATTAGCGGCAGATTCCTCATTTCCTGCATAAACAATACATTCGTCTGTTAGTTGTTTAGCAAAATTAGTACAGGCCGATATACAAAATGAAGACTTACCAGAATTTACATACCCAAACACTAATCCTGAACTCTTTCTAGGAATACTCCCTATAATATTTACAAGTTCATTTGAGTGCCACAATAATCCATCCCTCTCAATTACAGTAGTGATTAAATCTTTAACTGACATAGTAAACGGCTGTATGGACTCATCCGTATTCATATTTTGAGCAGACAGAAACTCTTTAACATCTAAATCTAGAGTAGGAAATACTCCAAACTTAGCCCCCTCTACTACAGGCAACAGCTTGTTTACAATGCGTGTTGCAAAATACCTCTCCTTTAGCTGTTTCAATAAATCTACAATCAAATCATTTTGTACCTCTGTATCAAAGATAACAGCAATCAATTCAGTAAACACTATTTTACTCTTGCTCACCGGATACACAAAGGAATAGAACGTTAGTAATTCCTCTCTGGTTATTTTAGTTTGAGTATCATATTTATTATAATACTCCTCTATCAAAGAGAATATAATCTTCAACTCACGTTCCATATTATCAAATAGATTTTTAAAATATATGTTATACTCTCCGAAAGTCTTTTTATTCTTACAGAAAGCACGTAGTATTTTTAACTCTGTCATTTGTTCTCCTTTTATTTTAATAGTTCATATGCAAACAATGGTTTTTCAAGATGTTCAACATAAAATTCCTGCAATAATAATTTTAACTCCTTAATAGCAGCATTCAAATCATTATACTTATGTTGCATAATGGGTCGCTTTCGTTTATCATAATCTCCTGTTTCTGTTTTAACATTAATATCACGACAAATTTGAGCTAATCCATAAGTAAATTCTGAATTCCATTCCTCTTTTGTTTTCACAATACAAATGATTTTATTCCATTTTTTCAAAAGGGTATCATGTTTTTCATTAACGTTTAGTATCTTATCTGCTTTTGTATTTTGTAGTAAACACAACTCGTTCATTGTTGTTACATCTGAATAACATTTATTCTGGAAAGCTAAACAAGACCAAAGAAAACAATCATCAAGAAACGTTTGGTCTTGCGTATACTTTGTTCCTCCATCTCCACTTTTCATAATGACTTCCTTTTCAGTGTAGTCTTTTGCTTTATAACAGTTCGCTACCCAAAGGGGTAACGCTTGAAAAACATTTTTATTATCCATTTTTATATGTCGCCCACACTTATTTTGTTTTGTATTAACAAGACAAGCGTGTTTATAATCAGGAGTTCCAGACGTATGAATTATTTCTGCATAATTATTTGGAACAGATTTTGGATCTAATAGTTTATGTGGTTTTGTTTGATAATGATTTCTTTTAATAATTTTATTACCTAAATCTGATTTTGCACGTAGTTCGTCTTGTTTAATTGTATAATTTGTAATATTAAATAGTCCTATTGCTGCTTCTGTTGCGTGGAAATGTTTTCTGTTGCATAAATAAATATTATCAATTTTTGTTACTATGAACTTCTCATGGTTTTTCCATGTTTTTATTGGTGAAAAAACTATATAATTAGTTGGTTTATATTTGTTTATCATTGACCAAATAAATTGTGAAGCTAAATCATTTATCATTGCGCCAGATATACTATTACTTTTATGCATTAGTTTACTCACATATTTAACTGTTTTCTTTGTTGTTTTTCCACTACGAGTTGCTTCTGATTGAGGTGCAAAATATGGGGGGTTCTCTAACCCAATAACAACCAGCTTTCCGTTTGCTGCTTTCCTATACCCATCAATAATTTTTGTAATTATCCTGTCAAAATCTTCTGTTAGTGCATCCCCGTCGGTCAAAAGACCGTCGGGATCTTTGTTATCATGAGTATGTGGAATTATCTTACGTACTCTTCCCTCGTATAATCCTTTGAGTGTTGTCCATTCTGCATAAACATATGTATTCAGGACACAGTGTTTTAGTTCTTCTGGTGTTAAAGACTCTTCAAGATTCCCTGTTCCAGCACACCTGTCAAGAATTATGTAGTCGTAGCCCTTTGGAACCTCTTTAATAGCCTTACGAAGATACTCTGTTGCTATTTTGACATACTGTTTTGGTGTAAAAAAGGCTCCTAATCTTTTCCTCAACTCGTTTCCACCGATACAATCTAAAATACTACGTTCCATATCTCCAGTATCATTCCACAAATAAGGCTCAATGTTAAGTTCTTTTGGATTTTGTATTTCCTTGATAAAATCTTCTTTATCATTTGATACATGTTTACTATAAAATAGATCATTATATGCGACAATAGAATATTCGTGTATTTTACCTAATAGATATACATCCCTGTTAAGATAATTAAGAAGCTCTTTTGGACTTTCCCACGTACCTGTATTGATAGTTTTCCAATCCATATTATCAATAAATGTAAATTCCCGTGGGTTAATCGCTACGTATAAAGAGTATCGTGGTATTGGCAATGCTTTTGCATTATATGAATCAATATACCGCTTTAATTGTTTATGTGGAATACCCCCGCTATTATTAAGTTTAATTTCAACAAGCGTTCCTTCAACACGACCATCTGTGTTACAATCATAATTTGGAGTTATGTTAAAACCTTCTAACTCCTCATAAAATTCTCTCATTCCTTCTATTTCAGATTTATAAACGTCTTTCATAATAATTCCTCCTATCCTACTAATCTTAATGTTGGTTTTAATAATTCTTTAATATCACTATATCTATGCTCTTTAGGGTCTTTAAAACTATATATGTGCTTAACTGTAAATCCGAACTGTGACAATCGAGTTACCTCTCCAATAGACTTTTTTCTCATGTCAGCATCCAGCCAAATCTTTATTGCTTGCCGTCTGTAATGCGTAAATACATCCAATGGATTGATAGAAGAATTTAACAACGCCATAACATTTACATTATCAACAGCTTCAAATACTTTTATAGCAGATAAAATATCTTCCACTATAACTAGTGTCTTTGCATCTTTTCTATTGTAGGTAAAATATTTACGCTCTTTATCTTCTTTTGTTCTAATCAAATATTTTGGAGAGCCTACGGTCATTTTATTTTCATCTTTGACAAACTCCACATCACGACCCACCCATCCTAACAATGTGTCTTTTAGTGTTACACTCTCTTTTATTTTTAAATCTCCTCTCAATGGAAAGATTAATCTTTGGTAAATATTACTCCATCCTATCTGATACTTCTTCCACAGATTTAACCCTATTCCGTATCTCCACAGCCAATTACGTGCTGCTGCTGTGGCATTGTTACCGTTTATCACTTCAAAATCTCGTGGTAGAGTTATGCTGCTACCAAATAAATTCATCTCTTTTCGTGCTCTGTTAGCCGCTATTAGTTTTAGAGTCTGTGCTGGAGTATTCCTATCAAAGGGAATTTCTCCGTACATTTTACATCTAAAACAATAGTATCCCCAGCATGTGTGTCGTTTAGTAATCACCATAGAAGAAGATTTACCATTGGAACAGTTAGTTCCATCAGCTCTTTTTAAATGGCAAATCCTACCACCAATATTACCGGAGTCTATGGCTTTCATCACTTCTTCTGGTGCTTTAATCATAGATTCAACCATTATTTACCCCCCTTGTCATACTCTGCTGGCACAAAGAAACTCACTTTCTCTGTTACAGGATCAAATACACACCCGCATTTGAAACATCTCAGTTTGAAATCACTAAACATAGATGGGCCGATGAACTCCTCCTCACCACAAGCAACACATTTCGAAAAATCACCGACATCAAACTTTCCATCTCCTTGATAATAATCACTCCAGTTTCTATAATTTTCATATTCTTTACTATTCCAATAGTCTGTTTTAGGATACTTTCCTGTATAGTTACCTTTATTATAGTTACTATTTTGATTATTAACAGTTGGTTGAGCAGACCATTTCAATTTTTCATATGACGTATTAGAAAAATAAGACCCCTCATGTTTTTTCCAATCTCCTAAAAATAAAACTTCTTTTGTCGTTGCTATTAACCATCTGTTAGAACTGATATCACATAATTTCTTCATGATGTATAAAAACTCGTCTTTCATAAACTGTTTTCGTAATGGGTGTAGGCACTTTTTAATATGTTTCATTGTGTCACTCGCTTTTTCTTCTCCCGTACCCATAATACCATTATGAAAAGCAGCCATATCTGTTTCTAATTCTAATTCTCTCATTTCATCATAGCTATTAGTAATAGGGAAAGGATGAGTGTTTCCACTATCTGTATTACCTGATGTAGCTATTCTAAAATGGGCTGCCCACGCATCATTTTTAGTAAACTCATGTTTTTTAAATGCGTTCCAAAATGATCCCCAAGTCATAAATCCCTTTTTTATAATCCATTTACCTTTCTCTCCGTCCCAATAGGTATATCCTGCCCCATCATCGTTATTTTTGAAGCAGATTTTTAGTGTTTTCTTTGTGATTACCTCAGCCTTTTCTGGGTGGTATACAATTATACAAATAGTAACCACCCCCTCTCTGAATTTTTTATCTTGGTAATTGTACTATAAGATACTTTAAATATTTTTGCTATCATTGTACAACTCCTATTCGGTACATTAAATTTATACCAGTTTTTTAATAATCTTTGTAAAAATGTTTTACCAATTAATACATGAATATATTCTTTTCTTGGCAATCCCACTTGATAATAACCATCCTTTCGTTTTGTGTTTTTTAAAATATGTCCTGTTTTTTTATGTTTAATCATACCTTCAGTATTAATTTCATATTTATTATACCCCATAACCGTTTTCCACATACCATTATCCCCCCTTAGTTATTAATTTAAGAATGTTGACATTTTGATTTTTGTTTTTATCTAAATATAATACAAAATTATCTACTCCCACTTCTTTTATAGAAATATCTTTTGTAAACTTATATAAAGAATTTAAAAACTCCAAATAAGCAAAGAATACTCGTGGCTTATCCGTACCCTGAAAAATACGCACCTCAGCAGTTTGCGGAGGATGTAAATTAACAGCACTATATTTGCCTATACTAAACTCTTTATTTTTGTTTACCAAAGCCATTAATGGTTTTTTACCCTCAACAGCAGCACAAAACCTATGACCCGTAATATCTCTTTTCGCTACCTTGGTCATAAAATTTCTATGTTTATTTTCATTTATAAAATACATAAATTTATATAAATGACAAGAGGTAAAAGCATTCTTTGACATATGAACGTGTACACCACAAGTAGACATAGCTTTTAAGCCATATAGTTTCGACATAGAAAATAGCTGATTAAACTTATATTTATTAGCCATAAACCAATCCCATGCAAACGGATGTGTTACAAATTCAAATCCATGTGTCAATGACCCATCTTCCTTTCCGTACACTAAGTTATCTCCAAAAATATCAGATACGGCTTTTATAATATTATTTCTATCAACACCATCATAGTTACTCTCCAATTCAATTTCACAACCATAATATAAAAGATTAGTATCTTTATTTTTGGTTTTTCTTTTATCAATACAGAATTTATTCGCTGCTGGTCTATAATTGTATGCAAACAGATGTTGTTTATCAGCAATACAATCCCCACAATATCTATTATCACCATAACAAAAGGATGCGGATTCGTGCATAGATATTCCACACTGGTGACAGGTTATGTATGAGTTTTTACAATATTCACATATATATTTAGTTTCATGTATAAATTCTCCCCTAGAATTTATAAATTGACTCTTTTCATTCATCTCCTTTTTTTCATATAAATTATTACAATCTATACACTTCTCTAGCGTTTTTACACATTTGGAACAGAAAAAACGTCCACCATTATATGCATTATCTTTTGATTTTATGATATGTACACCACATTTTGTACATTTATCATAAAATGTAACATAACATGTGCTACAAATATTCCCTTCATTTTCTTTATCATTTACACATGTACCACAAATTTTACAAATCCACAAATCACACTCATCAAAAACGTCTATATTTTTTAACATTGTTTTGTTATTTTTTTTAGTTTGTTTTAATTTCAAACTAATATTATTTATAAAAGTAAATAAATCAGAAATATCTTCAGATAGATTTTCTTTATTCCTATTTAAAATATCTATTGTTTTAACTGTCTTAAACAGACTTTTTAGTTTAACCCCGTTTCTCTTACGAGAACATCCATCACAATTACAATCATCATACACAAAAAACTCATCTATAAATTTTGTAATTGCTTTAATGTCTTCATTAATTAAAGAAATTTTTTCTACAACAGTTTGCTTATCCATTTTGCAACTCCCTCCTTTGTAGTTTCAGTTAAAATCATTTTTAATTCTTCAAAATATTTTTGATAATGTACCTTTGATGATGTTAAAAATTTAGGACAGGTGTTTATTTCTAAAAATTCGAGTCTTTTAAAGTTATTATCAAATATAAAATTAGCAGACCCAAATAACAATCCCAGTTTTTTAAGAATTTCTTCTGTATGTTTTATACAAATTTTTAAAACAATATCATTAAATGGAAATGCTGTCACTCTATATTTACTATTTAAATCAACATTCTTTTTCTTCCACACTAACCAATTTCCCAAATCTTCCCATAAAAATCCTGCCACTCTAATTTCGTAAGTCTTATTAGACATGTACCGTTGAAGGTATTCCCCCTTTTTAGGTGCAGTATTTTTAGTTACGTTACGCATCTCTTCTGGTATATTTGCCCAATTTTGTTTAATAACAAAATCAAATTGCTGATCTTCTGGAACAGACTTAATATTATTGTGTGTTTCTGGTACAGGAATACCTCCAGATTCCGCCAGTTTCACCATGTTACATCTTGATATTTGAACCCAATCATTTATAATTGGAATTCCCTCCATTTCCTGTCCATGCTCTTTATACCACAGCATTCTCTGTTTCCCCTGCAATCCATAGTTTATGATTGCGTGAGGTTTAGGAGTCATTGTGTTGTGAGTAAATTCACAATGTTTCACAAGAGCCTTTGCAGTCTTACTCTTTTCCTTAGACAATAACATAATAGTTTTCATAATTTACTTCCCTCCCATTTATCCTTTTAATTGTTTTTTATTAATACGTTCAATAAAAGCATCAAGAAATTCCTCTCCTTGAATACGTGCTATTGCTTTATATTCTATCTCTTTTTTAAATCTTTTAAAGGATTCATCAATGAGATAATCAAATATCGTTTTTCGCAATGTAGGCACTTTTACCATAAAACCTTTTCCCCACGCAGATTCTACTCTATCGTTACAAGATGTTCTCTCAAACATAGAATATACTAATGCTCTGCATTGATAATCAACACGATCTTTTATTTCCATCAACACTTTTGCTATTATTAAATCTTCATCCAATTTCTTTTTCCTTTTAAATATATTAAACATTATTTACACCTCCTTTTACACTTCGGTAGCGTTGTAAAGCTCCCAAAATTTAGTTTTATAGGTACAAAGACTCTTTTCTCTCAGCCCCATGCGAGAGTTAATTTCAAATACCCACAGTTTACCATCATTATCTAAAGCTAAATCAACTCCACCCATATCATAACCTATTGCTTTTGTAGCTTCTACTGAAAGAGTTACTATTTTATTGAATAGCCTGTCATCAGTATTTCTTTTGTGTGGAATATGCTGAAATACTGTATGAAATTTACCTCCCTGTTTTTTATTCCATGTTAATTGAGTAGGATCGTCTACCGTCTTTTCCTGAATTAGGGGAACTTTACACTCCCCCCATAGAAATACATGTGCTCTAAATTCTCGTACCTTTTTTATCTCCTTTTGAAAATAACCGTAGGTTATATCCCCCCTGCTATACTTCTTTATATTTTTACCTCCCATAGAGTGAAATGGTTTTTGAATACACCCCTCAAAAGGTGCTCTGGCTATAAAAGGTACAGACACGCCGTTTTCTAACATTTGTCTGCATTGCTCATATTTATCAGATACTAAATGGCGGTTTATCACCCTCCCTCTTTGAGGAGCATTTTTAAATGTACCATAATTAACATGGATAACATAATCAGAACCATAAAAAGGAACACAATTAATATGATGAGGAAACTCACAAATATTTCTAATTAATTTATCGAGTGATCGTGTACCCATGACCGTAACTGCATTTGTTCTTGTAGGCATAGGAGTTTTAGTTATTTTATCCTCACTCGCCCAAACTCCCATCGGTTTACTCAAGAAACCATTTAAGTTGTGTAATTTCATCTTTTTATATTTACTCCAAAAGAATTTGATACCATATTTATCCCTATTCAAATCCTCATTAATGGTAACAATAACACCATTTCCCTTTGCACCACGATGGTACACTCTGTCCCCTACACATAACGACATATTATTTACCTCCTATTATTCATACTTTTTAACATAATGTGAAATGTTAACATTCTGAATCACTCTAAATGAGTCGTTTAATTCTTGTGGATGTGCTAACGCTAACTCAATTAGCTTGTATCCTTTTGTTGTAACTCTACCCATAAGAACATTTAAAGCCCTATCTTCAATCAAGGGATTTTCTTTTCCTCTTTTGTGAGAATTAGAATTTAACCCCCTACCATTTTTCTTATGCTGTTGATAAAGTTCATCAAAACTGTAAAGTTTACGTTCCTCATCCATGTTTTATTCTCCTATTGTTTTGTTGTTCTTTAGGTGTAGCCCATCGGCAATTCCATTTACATATAATATTATATATTATCTATATATAGATAAGTAATATGCAATATTACTTATCTTATATATTATATATATAATATTATCTATATATAGATAAGTAATATGCAATATTACTTATCTTATATATTATATATATAATATTATCTATTTAATAAATTAAACCCATCTCTTTCCCTTTCTGCTAGTTCTCTCTGTTCTTGTGTGCTCCATTGTATTGATTCATTGTGTCGTGCATGGTTACGTAAATTATGGGCCATTTCATATTCTTCCTGTCTTGCACTTCTATTTTCTATTGGTTGTGGTAAATAACATACTCTAAAGTTCT